AAGCGGCATGGAACCGAGGTGCTGAAGAAGACCGCGGCCTAAGTCAGCCGCGCCAGGACGCGCCGCGCGCCGCCGGGGGAAGGCCTGGCATCCGCACCGGCTCGGCCAGGAGACAGCCTGCCACCGCGTCCAGCGCATCATCCCGCACGCCATTCGCGCCGGGCCTCCATTCCGCCATCTCCTGCGGGAAAGCGGTGCGGAAGACGGCTTCATGCGCATGCAGGCGGCGCGCGGCCAAGGCCGGGTCCATGGCGCCGAGGATGCGTTCCGCCTTGGGCCGGTGGCTCGCATGCTCCACCACCGTGCAGGCGGCGCCGGCCAGCGCCATCTCCCGCCGAAGCAAAGCGGGCAGGAAGCGGCCGATGCCGTTGGTCTCCACCCGCACCACCGGCAGCAGCAGGTCCCGGGCGATGGCGGCGACGCGGCGGCATTGCTGCGTCGCCGGATCGGGATTCCCGTCCGGGTCCTGGGTGATGTAGGCGAGGCGGTGCAGGTAGTGGTTGCCCTCGCCATCCGCATAGGTGGCGGCGAGAACGCTGGCATCCCCCTGCCCCGGCCTTCCATAGGCCGGATCCCAGAAGCCGCCGCCGGAGACGAGGCGGCGGCCGAGCAGGGAGAGGATCGGGCGCCCGTTCGCCTCGCGGTAATCGGGCTCCTCGCCGTAGCGAATGATCAGCGCCGGATCGAGGCGCGCGGCAGAGGCGGCGGCGCATTCCAGGAGCATCTGGCGCCGGAACTGCAGCGGACCGACGCGGTCACGCAGCGCCTGGATGCCTTCGCGCGGGAAGCGGTCGGGCCATGCGCCGCGGCCGGCGGCATCCAGGAGCGGGATGCGCAGGCGGCGATAGGTGGCGAGATAGGCGCCCTCCGCCTCGGGCGGGGCGTAGAGGCTTTCTGCGCAATGCGGCGTGCCGACATAGAGGATGGTGCCGCCGGGCGTGAGGATGAACTCGCATTCGGAGAGGCGCTCGCGCAGCTCCTCGCGCTTGCCGGGCGTGTCGCAATTCCCGGCGACCTCGACGTCATCGCAGATGATGAGTTCCGCCCGCGCGCCGGTGACATTGCCGCCGATGCCCTGGGCGAGCATCGAAGGCTCGCGGATGGCGCCGCCGCGCTTCACGGTGAAGCGGTCCGAAGCCCAGGCTTCGTCGCCGCCGAGGAGGTGGCGGCAGAGCGGGTGGCGCTCGACGATGCGGCGCACGGTGGAGACCATGCGCGCCGCGAGCGTGTGGTCCGCCGCCAGCACCAGGATGCGCAGCTCTGGCTGCACCGAAAGCCGCCAGGCGCACCACAACCCGATGAGGGTGGACTTGCCGCAGCCGCGGAAGGCCATGAGCAGGAGCCGCCGGTCATCGCCCGCATGGCGCGCCATGAGCCAGCGGGCGATGCGCCGGTGCACGCCGGGGGTGGCCATCCCGACGCGCAGGTTCCAGGCATAGAGGAACTCCAGGAAATCGGGTTGGGTGTCGTCAGGCGGTGTCGTCATCCTCCGGCGTCTCCTCGCCTTCTCGGTCTTCCTGTTCGGCGGCCTGGATGGAGCGGCGCGCCTCGGCGATCAGCGCGCCCGTCTCGTCGGCCGCACCGGGTTCCGGCCCGCCGCGATGCAGCTTCATCAGGTGCTCGATATGCGCGAGCGCGGCGCGGGCAGCGGCGTGGTGGGCGGCGAAGGCCTTCGGGTCTTCATGCGTGCCCGGGGCGGGGCCGCGCGCGACGAAGGCCTCGTAATCCGCCACCACCTTGCGGATCGCGCGATGCGCCTCCTCCGGCGTCAGCGGGGTCACGACTTCACCACCCGCGCACGCACCGTGGCAGCGCCCAGATCGACCTCTGCCGCGGTGCGGTTCCAGGCGGTGACGGTGATGACATCCTGCGCGCCCACCTGGGCGAGGAAGACCACGCCGCTGGTGGAGAGGCCGAAAGCCGCCTGCGCGAAGTCGCCCGGCCGCGCGCCGGGGCAGGGAAGGTTGACCTGCACGGTGCCGCCCGCCGGGATGGCGGGCGGGCCCCAGGGGGCTTCCGCCTTCACCTCGCGCACCCCGTGGGGCAATTCCGGCGTGCCGTAGAGCACGGCTGGACTCTGCGAGGGATCGCAGGCCAGGCGCATGCTCCGCACCTCGTAGTCCACGCCCACACGCGCCACGCCGATGATCGCGGTCTGCACCTGCGGCGCAAGGCGGATCACCTGCAGCCGCGTGAGGCCGCTGTCATTGTTGTCGGCATTGCCCTGCCACCATCGCGCGCCGTCGACATAGCTGAGCGACATGCCGGAGGCCTTCACCAGCTCCCCATTCGCCGCAGTGAGCAGCGCGTTACCGGCGCCGAAGCATTGTACGACCATGCGCGGGTCATCGGCATCGACGACCAGCGCGAATTCCCTGCAGCGCCGCGTGTCCACCACGAAACCCAGCCCTCGCCCACCGTGCAGCATGACACCACGATTCGTCTGGCCGTAGCTGTCCAGGGCCTGGAAGGCGAAGTGCTGCAGCATGCCCGCGGGCCCGGTGACGTTCGAGGAGAGGCAGGCAAGCTTCTCAAAGCCCCATTCACTCGCGCTCCAGCGGATGGCGGCGGCGCGCAGGTTGGGCACCTCGCCCAGGGTACGGGTGAACTCGCGGTGCCCGGCGGCCTGGTGGATTGCACGCACCACACTGCCGACGCGGCTGGCGGTGGCGGTGTAGTCGATGTCGATGCCATAGCCCTGGCTTGCCCAGGCCACCTCATAGACATGGTCCTGCGCGCCGGCGGTGTGGCGGGCCACAAAGGGGTCGCAGCCCTCCATGCGGATGTTCCGAGCCAGGATGGCGCGGGAGTTCACCTGCATGAGGAAAGGAATGCCGTCGATCGGACGGTCGCGCGTCTGCAGCTCGAAGGCAGGGCCGTCGAAGACATGGCGGTTATGTGCCACATAGGCCCCCGGCGCGGCGGAGAGGCGGATGCCGTAGCGGTCCTTCTCCGGATAGGTCGCCAGCGTATGCGCGAAGTGGCCGCCGTAGTAGCGCACGGAGGTGTTCCAGGCCGCCGCGCTGGCGGTGCGCACATCGAGCCCGTAGCGGTTGTCCACGATGCGGCCGAGATAGAGGACGCTGTCCTCGAAGCCGCGCTCCACGCCCAAAGTTTGCACGCCGATGGTGAAGCTTTCCACCTGGCGGATGTCGATCAGGCCGGAATCCTGGTTGCGGATCAGGATGCCGATGTCACGCTCGTCCTCCCAGGAGGAGATCACGGCGCGCAGCACGCGCAGTCCCTGGTAGATCTTGGCGCGGTTCCGTACGGCGCCACCGTCACCGAGGGTCAGGGCCGGCTCGCCGCCCGCCCCGGCATAGAGGATGGCGCCGCGCATGGTCAGCCCGGCGGCGGCACCGGGAAGAGTGAGTGGGATGGTGGTGCGGTAGGTCCCCTCCCCGATGTCGAGATGCTTGCCGGAGGCGCCGGCGGCGTTCATCGCCGCCTGCAGCGCGGGACCGTCATCCGTTGTGCCATCTCCCATCGCTCCGAAGTCGCGAGCGGAGAGGCGCTCGGCCAGCTTGTCCTCCACGGTGCGCGGAATGGCGCCCGGGAATGGGGCGGAAAGCGTCGCCTCGCCGCGCGAGAAGGTGACGAGGTTACCCACGCTGTCGAAGCCGAGCAGCCGGTTCGCACGGGCAGGTCGCAGCGGCAGCACGAATTGCCCGCCCACCTCCCCCGGCCCCTGGCGGAGCGCGCCGGCATGATCTTCTCGCAGCTCCTGCAAGGCGGCCATCTGCCGGTCCAGCTCGTCATTCAGCGTGTTGGCCCGCAGCACGCCGTTAGGCTGGTAATCGGTGACACGCTCCATCACCAGGCGGCGGCGGAGCACCACGCGGGCGCCGGCCGCGGGGGGCCGCGCGAAGGTGAGGAGGCCGCCCCCGGAATTGCCGGCGCCCGAGACGGCATAGCCGGTGGGAATGGCCATGCCGTCGACATGCACCTCGATGTCATCGGGCTCGAAGATCGGGAAGGGATAGACGAAGGCGCTCTGCGTGCCGTCGGCCACATAGTGCACGCGCGGCGCGACGTCGCCGATGCGGATGTGCTCGGCCATCAGGGTTCTCCAGTTCTGCCGCGTGGGCGTGTCTCGGAAATCAGTCGAGCAGGCTCTTGACGACGCGGCCGACGCCCTGGCCGGCCTGCACCCAGTTCTTTAGGGAGCTGTCCTGGTCCAGCAGCGACTTGCGCCCCGCGGTCAGCCGCGCGGCATAGGTCACGTCATCCGCGCCCTGCGCTTCCCGCGCGGCGGTCCGCAGCCCGGCGGTGAGCGCGGCGGCGGAGCCCTCGCCCGGGTTCACCCCGCCTGCCGCAAGCCGAGCCCGGGCCGAGGCCACGCTGCGCTCCAGCGCGCGCTGGCGCTCGGCCGTGTCCTGGGCGGCCTGCGCCGCCAGGATCTGCTGCTGCGCCTCCTGCTGGACCAGCGAGTTCTGCTGCTGGACCTGGGCGTTCTTCTTCTGCCGCTTCGCCTCCTCGCTCTGCGCGTAGATGGAGGCGCCGGTGGCGGCGAGCGTCACGATGGGGGCAAGCTGCGCCATCAGTCAGTCATCCTCGTCTCGGTCGTCACGGAAAGCAGGGTGAAGGGCAGCGGCGCGTCACCGGCGATGCGCCAAAGAGGCGCGATGGAATCCCGCCGCCAGCCGAGGGCACGCAGCGTCACGTCGCCGCTGAAGCTGGGGGGCGCCGCGTCGAGCATCGGCGTGTCCAGCCGGCGGAAGGGCACTGGCCGCGCGCCCTGGCCGAGATCGGCTGAAAGCGCACCCGTCTCCAGCAGGCGGAAGGTGATGGCGACCAGCCGCACCGGCCCCATCCGCGCGCCGGAGCCGGATGCCGCATCGGGAGGCATTGGTTCCACGACATGGGTGAAGGGCAGGCCCACCTGGACGCTGCCTGCAGCGGGCTCGATGGCGATCGCGCCGCTCAGCACCACCGCCGGATCGCGCGGTGCGCCATCCGCCAGCACCGCCACGGCGCGGCCCTCGAGATGCGAGAGGCCGGCCCAGCCTGTGCCGCTGCCGGGTGCCGCCACCGCGGCATCCAGGCGCATGGCATCGTCGAAGCGCTCCAGGCTGAAGCGCCCGGCACGTTCCACCACGGCGAAGACCACGCCCTCCGTCTCAGCGAGGGAGCGGAAGGCGCCGTCGGTTTCCTGCCGGGTCCAGCCGGTCACCTGCTCGGCGCGGTAGATCGTCAGCGTCGCGAGGCTGCCATCCGCCATCGCCAGGTGGAGGAGGCGCCGCACGGAATCATAGGCCATGGAAACCGGCGAGGTGATCAGGTGCCGCGCAATCAGCGCCAGGTCGTTCGCCTGATAGGCCTGCTGCAGGTCCGTGTAGGAGAACTCGTGCACCGCGCGGCCGGAGCGGGCGACGAAGACGGTCATGCCATCCACGTCGATCGGCGGGATGCTGCGGTCCACCATGGACCCCACCCGCGTCTGCCGCGTCACCTGGATCGAGGCGGGGGTCAGCGGATCTCCCGTGACCATCCATTCGGCGCCCGAGGTGAAGACCTGCAGGTGCCGTCCCGCGAAGACGGCGCGGATGGCGTTCAGCTGGTCCGACACCAGTGAGAAGGCGATCGCCTGATCGTCGAGCCCCTCACCCAGGTCGAAGTTTCCGCTATCCCCTGTGCGCGAGAACCACAGCCGGTTCGGCAGGTCGCGCGATCCGCCCAGCACAAGGCGCCCCTGGTGGAAGCAGGCGCTGATGGGCCAGCCATGCGCGGTGCTGAAAGCGGCCTCATCCCATTCCGCGCTGGCGCCGGTGCCCGCCAGCGTGTCGAGCACCGTTGCCGTGGCAAGCGTGGCGGAGCTGACGCCGGTGATGAAGAGGCGCCGGCCACCGATGCGGAGGATGACGCCGCCATGACCACCGTTGAACACCGGGGCCGAAGCCGAGACCGTCACGCTGCCAGCCGTGCCGCTGGTGGCGAGGGTAACGCCAGTCGGCGCATGGCGGGCGAAGGGTGCGGCGCTGAAGGTGAAGGCGGCGAGGCCCCAGACGCCCGTATCGGAACGGGTGATGACCTGCGGCTGCATGTCGCGGTGGAGCAGCAGCAGCATGCTCGCATTCTGCGTGAAGGCGAGCTGCGGCAGCATCGCCTCGGTCCAGGGGCCAGGCAGGATCGCGACGAGGTTGTCGCCCTGAAAGGCCCAGATGGCGCCGTTGACGAGCGCCAGCAGATAGGTCTGTTCCGTACTGGCCTCGAAAGGGATCAGCCGCGCGGGTCCCGGTAGGCTCGCCAGATGGCGCAATCCCGGCCGCCGCTGCACGCCGCCCGTGGGCTGGATGAAAACGTTGCGTAGGCGCGAGGCGCCATTCGCCCAGGCGGAGACATCGCCGCGCCCCAGAAGCTCTGGCGCCAGCTCTCCCGCCGTGAAGGCGGTCTTGGCACGCTTGATGGCGGGCATGATGGTCAGCCCCGCACGTTGAGGAGCGGGAAGTCCTCTATGGCTTTCGGTGTCTGCTGCTGGCTGTCGGCCAGCCGTGCCTGGCGCAACTCGGCTTCCGCGATCCGGTGCAGCATCTCGGCGCGCGAGGTGTTCTCCGTCAGCGGCAGGCAGAACTCCGCCGCCAGCCGCGCGACCAGGGCCCCGGCGAAGAAAGGCGGAAACTCGCTCTCCGCCGGGCGGAAGACATAGGTGAGCACCATCTGGAAGGGATCCGCATGCAGCCGGCCCTCCTGGATGCGGTAGGGAACGCCCCTCCCCCGCCCGCTTCCCGCGGAGATCACGCGCAGCAGGTCGGGTGGCAGTTGGAAGGCATTGGCGAGGTCCGCGACAGGAGCCGCCTCCAGCCGGTTCAGCGCCATCTGCCCCGTGGCGAAGGACCAGGGATGGCAGGAGAGCAGCGCGTCCCGCGTGCCGGGATAGAGGTTCGCGGCGACCTCCGCCTCGGCCGTTCCCTCGTCGAGGGAGGCAACCGGCTGCGCGCCGACCTTGAGCAGCGCACGCGAGCAGAGGGCGAGGGCGGAAAGCGCCATCGGTTCGTGGCTCCCTGATGGGTGTTGGGAAGGGGTGCGCGCGGAGCCGGGCGCCGGCGCGGCCGCGAACGTCGCGCCATGCCGGCGCGGAACAGGCGGCGCGTCCTTGCGCCCGGCCCCACGCGCGGCGCGCACCGGCCCGGGGGATGGGCGGCGCGCGCATCGTCTCGATCCGTGTGGGATGCGCGCGACGATCGCTCGTCGCGCGCACCTCCATTCATGCAGCCATCATGCGACAGGCCCGCGGATCACTCCGCGGCGCGCATCCGCAGCTACTCCGCGGCGCGCATCCGCAACTACTCCGCGGCGCGCATCCGCACGACGCCGAAGTCGTCGATCATGACGGCGCCCTGGCTCATCATGTTGTTGACGAAGTGCGCCGCGCGGTCGCCGTGCCAGGTGATGTCCGTCATCACATCCTGCGCCACCGCATGGCCAACGGCCGTGCGATGATAGAAGTAGCAGAAGCGCAGGTTGCCGCTTTTGGTCAGGCCCGAATGCGGCATCCACAGCGCGCCAAGCCAGCGCTTCGCCTGCATCCCCTTCCAGGGCAGGTCGGCATCGCCGACATACTGGGAATTGGCAAATTCCTCGATCTGCAGCAGCTGGCTCCACTGCTTCCAGCCGACCACGGCGAAGCGGCTGCCGTCATCCGGCACGTCGGACGCGCCAAGCATCTCGAAGGCCATCAGCACCTTCGCCTTGGTCAGCCCATCCGAGTCCGTTGTGCCCGCCGCAGTGCCAACCGCCTCCTGGGTCGCGGTGTCGAGCGCCGCGATGATTAGCTCGTCCGTCTTGCGGCCGAGCGCATAGGCGCCGGCATTGGCGACGACCGCGCGCTCGTCCACGTTGGTCTTGATCTCGTCGAGCTTGTCGACCCACTCGCCCGCATAATAGTCCTGCAGGAAGCACTCCACCGCAGAATAGTCGAGGTTCATCACGGGCACGACGCCGTTGCGCGCCTTGGCCGCCGCGGTGCCCTTGCCCACGCGCGGGAAGACCGTGGAGGCGCCGGCCACGCCAGTCTTGGAACGCACCGTCGGGCGCAGCTTGCTGCCCTGGCGCTGGAAGGCCTCATGCACCTCGGCCTGGAACTGCTTGACGAAAGCCTGGTCGATCGTGGCGGACACGCAGGTCCTCCTTCGGGGATGGGTTCAGGGGAATGCGCCCTGCACGGTTGGCACGTCTCTGCGGACGGGGCCGGGCAGGCCGCGGAACGGCACGCGCCCGCGCCCGGCACCGCCTCTGGGGCGGGGCCGGGCGCGGGTTGGTCGCGCCGGAACGGGGGAATGCGAAAAGGGCCCCGTCCGATTCCGGACGAGGCCCTTTCGGGGAAAAGAAACGGGGG